CCATATTGAGATGGTATTCCCCCAACTTCTGATGCCGAATACTGATAGTGATTTGTTACGGTAAAGGATCCTTCCTTAATTCCCTCACCAAACATACCCATAGGTAACGCCATAATTGAACTTGATTGCCAAAGGTATGTTATAGTATTGTCATCGGTTATATCTAACGGATTTTTTTCTTTTTCATGTTCGGTATAAAAGTTATGATCCAAATAATACCATAAAAGTTTTGGATCAATACTTTGAGTAGTAAAAACTCTTTCATATAGAGATGAACTTAAATTTGCAACATTACCAAAATACTTGTGATTTTCTGGATAAAGTGCACGATACAAATTCATTCCATATTTTGCATGATGATAAATACTACTAGTGACAGTTTCAAAACGCCATAGTTTATTTGCCTCAAAGGTTCTAACGGTATAATCACCGCCTTTTAATTTCTTCCAAGCAACGCTTAAATTATTTCCAAATTGAAATGACATTAGTTTGTTCTCACTCTTACTTGAAATACATATTCATCTTTATTACCTTTAATTATTGGTTTTTTTGTTTTACCAATGGCAATTAGTTCTCTTTTATCATTATACAAACCTATTGTTGTGATTGCAACTTTTGGATTTTCTCTAAATGAAAAAAACCTAACTTCATTTTTACTACCACTAACATATGTTGGGTTACTGGAATAAGACATTTCATCAGCCCTCACTCTACAAAAATATGTTTCAACTAATGTTAATTCAGATGAACGAGCATACCATGCACCGTAGTCTGATCTAACTATATTTGGTGATGTGGAACCACTTATTGCATAAAATAATTTTTGTATATTATCGCCTTGAATAGAAGCGGTAACTGTGTTAAAGGAGCATGATTGATCTAAAACAACCCCATCTAAAATAAGAAATCCTTTTTTCGGGAATACAACCCCCCAAGCATTAGCATCATCAGTATCATGTATACCATCTTGTAAAGATCCAGAAACTAAATAATAGTGGTCTTTAATATCTTCTGTATAAGATATTTTTTCTTTGCCATCACTTGAATCGTCTATTAGAGTAAATATAACATCCGAACCAGTATCAAAATAAAAATTGCTTCCAGTATTGTATAGTTGATTTGGATTTGATACTATTGGTGATAATGTAATTTGAAAATTTCCAGGATCCAATCTATCTTTAATTGAATCTCTGTCAAAATGTACAACATAAAAATAATCACCGTTTATATTATTCTTAAATTGAAATTTTCCAGAAGTTGATTCAAAACAATCCATCATGTATTTACGAAACATTGTTTTTGCGGGTAAGTATTCTGTTGTTGTGTTTCCAATTACATTTGTATAAGAAGATCCAGATCCAGATATATGTGCATAAGATATATCAAATTCACGGTATTCTGATGATGTGGTTTGATTACTATAAACAGTCTGATAGTATCTATTGTGATTTGAAGTTATTGATCCAGTATAAAAATTCTCTAATTTTTCTGCATTTGTACAACCAAAATAACCCTTTGACTTATACATAGGTGACGGTGATTTATATTCTTGTTGTAAGTTTATTTTTTTGAAATTGAAAGATGGCGATGTGACCGACCAACCATCATTGATAAATTTTATTTGGGGGACAATGGAGTTTGGTTGTGTTTCATTTACAACTATTATCTTATTTACAGGTGGAAAATCGTTTTCCATCTGAAATGTTACATATGCCTCAAGTAAATCAAGAACATTTTTATTTATTCTAAACGAATCTAATAACATAACATTTATCCATTTGTACCAAATTCTTTTATTGTACCAACAAAATAATTTTCTAATTCATCAAAAGTACCAAAACCAACTTCAAAATCATTTGCAAGTTTTTGTATTGTTTCTTCTGATATATCGTAGTTTACTTGTTCGCCCTTTAATTGTTTTAGGAATACCCCATCAAATGTTTGTCCAGACATTGGTGCAATATCTCTACCAAATTGTTGTACTTCTTCTACAAGTAGATTATTAGTCAATTCAAGCGTTCTTTTTTCCTCTTGAATTGCTGCAATTAAATCTTTGGCATCTTTTTCATTACTTACAAAAAATCCATTATCTTTTATACAATCGTTAAAAATTTCAGAACTTTTGTTTGCAATTATTGTATTTGTTTTTGTTACAATTTCAGGCATAGGTAAAAATTCATCTTTAATTGTAGTACCTTCTAATTGCCTTTTGAAATCTTCTACATATTCAGGACCAAAATTTTCAAAAAAATTAGATGGTTCATTAAAAAACGATACAGATGGAACCGGATAAATTATTTCGGTGCTCAAAGTTGCCAGTATTTGTGATTCAGGTAATGACATTACCAATTTAACCTTATTTTAATCAAAACATCATTTTCAAAAGTCTTTTTTATAGGTTTATTCAATTTTGCAACTGCAAGTAAATCTTTTCTATCATTGTATAAACCGATAGTTGTTATGTAAGTAACCGGATTATCTACAAAACAATCATATTTTAATTTACCACTTTCTTCATTGGTATGTAGAACATACGTTGGATTTGATGTATAATTTGCATCAACAGTTGGGATTCTAACAAAATAATGATTTGTAGTTTTTGTTTTTACACTACGGGCTTTCATATTGTGACCTAAAGCAGCTGCACCACTAATAGCAGTATACAATTTCCAAGCATTATCACCTGCAATATCACTACCGGTAACAGTATTGAATGATAAGTAATCATTTAATCTTCCAGGATTCAATACAATAACGCCTAAATTTGGATATACTTTTCCATAAACTGGTATTTGTGATGATTCATTTTCTTTGTATATTCCATTTGAAATTGAACCACTAACTATATCAAAACTTGAAAATGGATCATTTCCACACAAAACACTTTCATCAGCATCACCAGAATTATCAATCAATGTTAGTATTTTATTTGATGAACTTACTTGAACATTACTTCCAGTATGAACATTATTTGCAAACTGGCTACCACTTAACTCTGCAAGACTTATTTCAAAATTTCCTGCATCTAATCTATGACTTAAATTATCTCTATAAAAATTTAATACATAAATGTCTTTTGGATTCGTAAATTCAGCTATCAACGAAACCATATCAGTTTGAGGAATATCGGTAAATGTAAATTTTGTAGTAGGCATTTCTAATGCCTTTAGTCTATACTGCGAATATATCGCTTTACTTGGTGTATCACTCGCATCATATCCATTTGAAAGTGAGCCGGAACCATCAGAATGACCATATGCAATAGAATAATATGGTTTATTATCACAGTTATTTGGACAATCCACTATGTCATAATAGTATTGTTTTGATGATGTGGTTTGAACCGAACTTGTTAAATAACAAGATGGAGACTGTGAACCACTAAATAAACCAAAAATTAAATCCTTTTTTACAGCAGTTAATAAATCATATCCAAAAATTAGTGGATAGAAAGACCGTATTGAAGATGGATTACATTCTGCTCTTGTAGACGGAATAGCTGCAACCAATCTTTCTGTAATACTTAAAAATGGATATTCTGGATTTGGCAAAAATTGTTTTGGAACAGTTTGTGTTTCAATAATTTTTGTAGTTCCAAATCCATCAATATAAGTAAATCCTTCGTATATTTCATCACATTTTTCTATAATGAAATCAGTACATCCACAAGGATTTGTTGGATCAGGAATCGGTTCAGATCTATTACATTCTTCTTTTGATGGTAAACAATTTTGTCCAGTTTTATCAAATCTTATACTATCATCAGCAATAATAGTTGTAAAAAATCTTTCACCGGTTTCATCATAAAATGGAACATAAACATCTTTCCAAATATACCATTTTCCATTTGTTACATCTAATATGGCATTTGGATATGCAGGAACATCTTTTGATCCAACTCTACCGTCACCTAAAACCATGTGTTGAACGTAAGGACCTTTTATTGCCGGCAATGAAAAATCTTCGGTTGATGATAAAGATTCTTCTAATTTTTTTGATATTGAGTTTGTTGATGAAACATAATCAACCGGCACATTATTTGTATTACAAATTACATCAATATAAACTTTTTGTTGTCTTTTTATATCAATAACATATTGTCTTGATGTACCAATATAACATGGTCTTCCTGGTATAGGAACATTCTGTGTATCTACGCCAGTTTGTGTTGTCCTTAATACAGATTTTTCCCCATAAAAAACGTTAAATGTTTTATCGGTTGCAACTTTTACTGATCCATCAAACTGATTATTTATACTCAATGATTTGTAAAGCTCGGATGAACTGTCATAATCATTTGTATTGTCATTTATATCTCTGTATGTTGTTGTTGGTGATTCTTTTAATTTCCAATGTATATTTTTTGTAGCATCATTGTAAGGTTTATTACAATCAACTTTTGGAATATCAATTTTATCACAATCACTAACTGAACCACACGCAGATGTAATAGATGCAACAAAATAAGGCAACCTATCCATTGGCGTTGGCGATAGCGGATCTCTATATGGATATGACATTTGATCAACCATTGGTGAATCAAATTCAAGTATATCTAAATATAGTTTTTGTCCGTCTGTATAACCTTGATTTTGTATGAACCAATTTTTAATAGATCCATTTGTATTTCCATTAGAATTGCCACGAATAATAGCTTCAATAGAACTCAATACAGATGGATTTTCTTTTATAGATTTTAACCAAAGTGGACCTGAATATGTAAATGTTCTATCTATATTGTCTAAAAATCTTTTATCTGCAATAGAAGAAAGTACATCGCCAATATCACCACTTGGTTGTATAACTTGTGGATTTCTTGCGTAATTACATAGATAAAATAAATCAGGAGCATATGCACCTACTAATTTTTTTCCTCTGTTTGTTGCATTTGGTCCAACAGAAGCATAAACAGTTGGATCAATAGTTCTTGATACAATATGATCTAATAAATTTACAGATGAAAACTGTCTGAATTGAGAGTTAAATGGGTTTCCTGATGTTATTTGACAATTACCTTTTGGATTTTGACCATCTGGAACTATTATGTCATATCTTTTTAACAAATTATTGTAATTTGTTGTTAGTTCTGATAAATCGAAATGATATTCATAATTTAATTTTTTAGATTTACCGTCACCACAATCTTCAACAACATACGATAATTTTGATGTTGTAATTTTAGTAAATGGGATTACAATATGAGTTTCTTCTGCCTTGTAAACATCTGTTCCATTTGAGAAATCATTTCCACATGGATCTATTACTCTCGGAACATTTATAGAACAACAACGATGTAGTCTAACTTCCAAATCACAAGGATTGTTTATTGTATAACTTTTTCCATTATGTATTACAGTTCTTGTTCCTGGATTTTGAACTTGTCTTGATTCCAAATAAAAAATACATTTATTTGCATTATCAACTGGAATTGATAATGTTCTTGGATCGGGAGCAGTAAATTGTTGTCCTCCTCCAGGACTTCTTTGATCGTTAGTAACACTTATTCCACCACTACCGCCACCAGGAGCTCTTGGTCCATCCCAAAGTAAATCAGTATCTCTTGGATTTTTACCTTGAACTTTATCGGTTAAAAGTATTCTTCTCAATTCGGCCATTGCCTTATATTCCCAAGAATTTGCATCAACTCCTCTTTGAACTAAAGCACCCAAATTTCCAAATGAATTTATTATACCAAGTGGTTCGTCACCTAAAAGTGTATTATATTCTTCTGCCCAATCTCCAAAAGATTTTGAAAATCTTGCAATACTTGAATCCAATGCAAGTGGATTATTGTCTATTAAATAACGATAATAAACATTAAATAATTGATTGAATGATTGTAATAAAATTTTTGCTAAATTTTCACTCGGTTGAGTTGTAAGATTTGCAGTATTGTTTTGTAATCCAACAGAACCAGGTAGAGTATTAAGACCTGGTGTAGTCATTCCTGTTAAACCGGCAAAATTAGTAACGGTTGTTCCAATGGTGTTTGGCATTGAATCAATTTCTAACTTTATAGCAGATATACTTTGATCCAATATATCAATATCGTTATTCCATATCGCAGTACCAGCGGCTCTCAATAAGGCGATAAGTGACGGTGAAAAATACTTAATATCCATATGTTATTTTGCCTTAGTAATCAAGTTTTATTTTAATAGTAATTTCTTTATCAAAAGTCTTTGCAATAGGTTGATTCAATTTTGCAACTGCAAGTAAGTTAAATGAATCATCATATAAACCAACGGTTGTAACATAAACTCTTGGATCATTATACATTCCTGGCCATCTCAATTCACTTTGACTACCCGAATAAAAACTAGGATTTTGTGTATAATTTAGTTCGTTGTTGAAAATTCTAACATAATAATACGTTGCTGCAATAACTTCTGATGTTTTTGCAACAAATGATCCACTATCAGGTTCAAGATCCATAGCACCACTAACTGCAGTGTAAAATCTAAAATTATTATCAGCACCACCACCAAATTCTGTTCCAGAACCAGCAGGAGTTCTTGCAGTTGAAAAAGATGCAGATGCATCAAGAGCTTTTCCGTTTAGTATAATCACACCATGGTCTGGATAAAATAATCCCCAAGGAGTTGTATCACTTGTATTTATACCGTCATCAAGACTACCACTTCTAACAAAATATACTCTATCACCAACACTTGATAATTCGGTGGTAGATGCACCAGAATCATCAATCAAAGAAATTATTTTATTTGAAGAAGATACTACAACTTCACCAAGTTTTGCACTACCAGTTCCATTTATTTCTGCTAAATTTAATTGCCATGTGTTTGTATCAATCTTATCTTTATATCTTGCCCTATCAACATTTATTGCGTAAACATATTCAGATTGTTCACCATTTTGAAAGGTAAACAAATTTTGGTTAGTCAATAAAAGTTGTTTATATTGAGAATAGTTTGCCTTAGTTGGATAATCCAACGGATCATATCCAAATGATCCAGTTGATGATCCACTTCCCTTTGAGTCACAATAAGCCATACTAAACTGTGATTGAGCACCGCCAACAGAATTGGGATCATTAAAAATTTGATAATAATATCTTTTTTGATTTTCTGTTTGGTTTGAACTTGTAGAAATTTTATTCAGTTCCGATAACCCGTCTGACCATAAAGGTGCCGTAACTACTTCACGTTGTGATGTTGAAACTGCATCACTAGCAAATTTTTTGAAAGCTGCTGAACTCATATTTAATACTCTAGTTTTACTGTTATTGATAATTCTTCATTTATATCATGTCTTAATGGTTGATTTAATTTTGCAACAGCAAGTAAATTCAATTCATTATCGTATAAACCAATGCTTGTAACATAAACAGTTGGTTTTCCAGGTACGGTTGATGATTTTGCTCTCCATGATGGATATTTAATCAATCCTGTTGCTGGTAATTGTGATTGATCATCCACAGTATCGGGTGGTAAAACAAATGTTGGATTATTTGATCCATAACCGTGTTGTGTTACTGGAACTCTAACATAATAATGAGATTCATTTTTAACATCAATAGAACGAGCATTGAAACCATATGAATATATTGCAGCAGAACCACTCATTGCAACAAATAATTTATATGAATTGTCACCTAATATATTACTTCCAGTAACCGTGTTGAATGATGCAGAGAGATTTAATTTATCAGCATCGAGTAATAATATCCCCAAACTTGGATAGACTATACCAAAACAATGAGGAGATGATGTATTGTGGATCCCATCTGATAAACTACCACTAACAATATATCTTGGAATAGAAGTTGAAGTTCCACTTTCATCCACAGTTGTGTTGTTTATATCACCCGAATCATCTATCAATGAAATTATCTTTGGAGTTGATCCAGAAATCTCAACATTACTACCGGTGTGAACATTGTTTGCCTTTCCACTACCACTCAATTCTGCTAAATTAAGTTGAAAATTACCTGGATCCAATTTATCGCCAAATTTATCACGATTTATTGTAATAGCATAAAAATGTGTAATAGGTGTTGCAGAGCCAGATAACTTCAAACCACCTTCATCGCCATCAAGACATAATTGCTTAAATTGATTGTATATTGATTTTGACGGAGTATCTCCAGATGTACTTTCTACATTACTATTATTATATTGTGATCCAGAACCACTCACATGACCATATGTAATTGAAAACATACGTTCATCATCACAGGTCAAAGTGGCAGAACTCCATATTTCATAATAGTATTGTTGTGATGAAGTTGTTTGAGTTGAACTCGTATGAAACGTTAATAAATTACTTGTGGTAGCATCCCACATTGATCTAATTATTGGTGTAGTAATGGTTTGAGCACCAACACCAGTTGAAGACAAAGTATAGTCTACCTTTTTATAGATATTACTCATTTTTATTTCCTATGTTATATCAAAACAATGTTGTTTTAAGAAAAATTTAATATGTAAATGTTACCGGTAATACCAATCTTGAACCAAACTTTTCATTTGTTATTATCAACTTTGTAGTTTTAACAATAGGCGTTGTTATTGTTGAAGATTTTGATATTTGAATTCCTTGAACTACAAAACTCATTGATCTTTGTCCAGTTTTTTCATCAACACGATCGGTAACCTGTGAATAAGTTATAGAATTACCAGACTCGCTTCCAGGTCTTGCTGTATTTAATCCTGTTAATGTAACATATGATTGATCCAATAACGTAATTGTATATGTTTGTTCATCTGTTAATGAAACATTTCCTGTTGTTCCATTAAACTGGTAAGTGGATATAGCAACAGTTTTATTTGGTAATGTTGTGGATGTTGCAGATATATTAGCACCATAAATATCAACACTGGTTAAATTATTTATTTCAGCAATGTAAGGAATTGCCCGTGTTCCTGCTGGGAGTGTTATCAATTTATATTTCATAGATTGTGTTTCGTCAGGAACGGCTTCTGTTATTGGCATATTTTCAATAACAACTCCAAAATAATCAGAACCAAGGCCGTGTTGGGGGTTCCACAAATCGTAATCAATTTCATCATCGGAAAGTGCAAATTGTGTAATGTTAAAATTACCCTGTCCCTTTGCAAGCAATTCCCTACCTTTTTTTGTAAGAACTGCATCAACTGTTATGGTTCCGTTATTACTTAAATAACCCATTTTGTTACTCCTTCTTTTTAATAGTTAAAACTTTTTTCAATATACAAGATCCCATTTGCTGGGTATAGTTTCAAATATAAATATATGTTTACAAACAATTTATACTAAAATATATGATATTTTTAATTATTCCACTTTGTAAACAACATCATCTTCTAGTTTAGATGTTAATACAATAACAACTGGACCACCATCTGGAGTTACTGCAGGAATTGCAGGTTGATTTATTCCTTCACCATTTTTACCAGCAAGTTTTGTTCCTAAAAATCTGTGATTCTTTGTTCCTGTTGGTAAATTTTCAGAGTTCATATGACTCGATGATATAAATAAATATGAAGTTGGTTCATCTTTTGCATAACTTTCATACGTTGAATAAATTGGACTAAATGTTTTGTAAAAACCATCTTCTCTTTGATTTTCTATTTGCACAAAGTGAGCAGTTTTCTTTTCAATCGTGTTATATCCGATTGGTGTTTTATTTTGAATTAAAATATAATTTGATGCTTTAGGTAAAATAGAAATACCAACAGGTGAAATTTGTTCAGAAACAGGTACATTTTCATTTGAAAGTGGAGTTGGTGTAAACCAAATTTGTCCTGTTGAAAATTTTGCCTTTGTTGAACTTATTGTTGTTTCCAACGTTTTCATCATAGGAATTATGTTTTTAATACCGGATTGTAAAAATGTTTCAAAAGGTTTTTTATGTCTACCTGAAACTTTTTTTACTGGTGCATCAAGTTTTGTTTTTATTTTTGATTTATTATGAAATTTAGACTTAACATTTATTCCGATATTACCTTCACCTTCTGCTTCATCAATCTCTGTTACAAAAGATGTTTCCACTTCGTAGTCCGTAGAAATTTCACCAAAATTACTTCCAAAATTTTCATCAAATCCAATCATTAAAGTTGTTTTATTTTTATTCAATAAAACAGAAGGTGTTGGTGTTTTTGATACATCATTTGTATCTATTGATTGAAAATTTTCAGCAGATAAATCTCTGTTTAATTTTACTTTAGATCTTTCTAAAACATTTGGTTCAATTACTAATCCAAGTATTTCATTTACCCGCAATGGTAAAGTCTGACGAATTTGATCAAATACACTAAAATCGAATATAGAAATTAAACGAACATATGCCGTGAAATCATTTTTATTCGGATATTTTTTCCAATACTCATTTGAAAGATTTTTTAGATCAGGATATTCTGACAAATTTGCTGAGTAGTAATCACCAATATAATCATCCAAATTTGTATATCCAAGTGCCTCATAAATATCTTCATTTATTATATGTTGAGGAGAAAATGCAACCATCAATTTATTAGAATCTATTGAAAATTTATCAAATTGTGATACCGCAGAAGATTCGTCCATTCTTAATGATGATTGTAAAGATGCAGATTCTATTCTAACTTTTTCCGAAAAAGGTGTATTATTACCTACACTTATTACTTCCATGTTATAGTTTTCAACAATACTTTCAAACGCACCAGAATTAAAACCAATAAAGTTTACAACTTTTGATGAACTATAAAATGTATTTTTTGATTGGTCTGGATGTGAACTTGCTAAACTTGTAGTTGCAGCAATATCAAATTTTTGCCAAAATTTCCATTGACCGTGTAAGTCGTAAAATGATGATGTTTGAGTATTTCCGTTGTAAGCACGTGCAGACAAAACATGGTTATTAAATGATTCTTCTTTTAGTTGATTGGTCCAATATCTTAATTCAAATATAGAACCAGATAGTATTTTATTAGTTTCAAAATTTGATCCAGAACCTATAAATAAAGTCCCATTTGATGACCATGCTCTATTGAATAAAGATTCGGTTGATCCATCTATTGATATACTTGCTGATCTTTCTACTGCAATCTTACCATACTTTGCAGTTTTTAATATAAAATCATATGTTTGATTACTAGATAATGTATCGTTTGAACTATATCTACGAATCATTATGTTTAACGGAATATCGTCATACAAGTATTCATCGGTAATCGATGCACTTTTGTATGTTGATCCATCGCTCAAATAAAATGTAAGAGTACCTTTTTCAATATCAGTTCCATTTTTATTTGCAGTTACAAACCAATCTACTCTGCTTCCACTCTGTTTCTGTAATATAGTTTGTATTGGATCCAAAATATATTCATACAATCTATCTGGTTCCATTTTCCATCTAAATGTAACTGTATCTGGATATTGCCATTGACTGTTTTCATTATTTACTTTTTCCCAAGGAACACTTGCATAATGATTATGGGTTGGTAAAGGATAACTACCCGAAAAATTTAGATAGTATGTTTGTTTTTCCCACTCAAATTTTGGTTTATCTCCAAAATCGGCATTGTCAGGACCACCAAATTCTCTAATTGTTAAAAGTGTTTGTGGAATACCATAGGCAGACAAAAGTGCCTTTATTGCTCTTGATGTTCCTTTTGTTTTGTAAACGTAAGGTAACGTATTTAGTATTCTTCTCCAAACTTCCTTTGTCCTTTCTTCATCAGTTTTTGTAAGATATTTATTTGTAATAGTTTTGCCAGTCCAAATTGCTTCACCACTACCGCTTACACCTAGAGCATATTCCCAAAGATCTTTTGCTTGTGTTCCATGTGTTAATGTCCAACCTAAATTTCTTGTTGCATCGTAAATTAAATCTTGTGATAACCCGTCTTTTGGATTTTCTTTTCTTTGATTTTTTCGCAATATATGATCGGTATACAAATACATTACATCAAAGTGATGACCAACCATATTTACAAATGTTGTAAATTGTTCACTTTGCCCATCATCTCTGATATATTCTGGAATTGCTTTATTCAATGCATTGTAATTTTTCAAATCATAGTTTGATGCGGAAACTATTAAGTTTTCATACCAAGTTTGAACTTCATTTGATAATATAGAATATAGATTATACTTCCCTTCTTTTGTTGATATATCGTAATTACTTGCAGTTATATCCAATTCATATTTTGGATATGGAGTAATTGATGATGAAGTTTGTGATGAATAATAATTACTTGAAGTCGTTTCATAGTATAACCATTTCTCAAAATTATCAAATCCGGATATTAGTTTGTCTTTCAAACCTTTTAATTTAGTTACATTTGCCTCTACTGATCCAGTATAAGTGTTCAATAAAGAAAGTTGTGTATTGTAATTTTCTACCAAACCTATTTTGTAAAAAAAGTTTTCAACTCTTTCTTCAGCAGATGAATAAAATACAAAATTTTCAAACTCTCTAAAATCAATGTTCAGATTTACTGACGATCCACTATTAAGAACATATCTGTTCAATATCTCTTGGGATGTTTGAACATTGGTTGATAATAAATCATTCCATGATTTGTAATCAGTTTCCGTTGATAACCAGTAATCATAATTTACTTCAAAATTGGGTCCTTTAATAAATGGAATACCTTTTTCTTCTTCTTGTGTCAATACATCAACAGTATCTATCCAAGGTTTTAATGTTTGTCTTCCAACCCAACATTCATAGTATAAATCTATTTCTCTCGGCAATGGATCATATAACTTTACATAAAAGAAATTAGCATCACCGTCAGTAGCAACATTGATAACATCAACTATCATGTTTTCACCAAAGTTCAAAACTATTGGTGGCATATAATAAGAATCTTTTAAGTAATCCAAAACAAATTTTGTTAATTCTTGTTTTGCAGATTCATTTTCAAGTTGTTTTATCGCAAGTCTTAATTCTTTTCTATCGGGAGATATATCTGATATGAATACTCTATTTGGTGCATTTGAAGGACCACCAACCAAACTGTTCATAAAATTGTATACAATTTTATATTTTCCAGTTGGTAATTTTAAGTTTTCATGTAAATGTTTATGAACATCTACTATTGCATACTTTCGGTCATAAACTCGTCTTTCCCCATCTACTAAAAAAGTTTCTTCTCGTGTTTCTATTACAAAAGGAATATCATATAATGAACCACCCTCAATATAAGTTCCATTTTCTAAAAAAACATGAAGTTCAATACTGGTAGGATCTTCAACAGCAGTAGTTGCGTTAAGAATAGGAACAACCAATTTTCTTCTTAAATTCTGTTCCCTAAATCTGTTACCACGTATAAAACTTTTGGTAGCAAGTATTTCTTCTATATTTGAATATCTAAAATTATTCATTGTAACTTGTTATTATATTGGGAATACTTTTTCAAATGCCGATTTTGCATTATCGTCTTCTGAAATATCACTTATTTTGTCATTTGCCTCTTCCATTCTAAACAATGATGCATCTGATTTATTATTTGCATCCGTTGCTTGATTTGCCGCATCACTTGATTTGGTATCTACGTCTTGTAGTAAACTTTCTTGTCTTACTATATCACTTTGTATTCCACCAATATCATTTTGTACACCACTTAAATTTTGAGATACATCATTAAACTGTGATTGCAAATTTGTTATCTCTGCAGTTTTATCGGCAACATTTAATAAAGAGTTCTTCAAATCTTGTGCAGATTGAATTGATTGTTCTCTTTGTTTTGCAACTTCAAGTTCTGTTCTAAACAGTATTTCGTCTGCTTGTTGTTGTAATGATATATTTGCCTCTCTCAATCTGTCATTTCTATTTATTGCAACATTTCTTTCGTAAGCAATAGATGCCAATACATCATCAAAATTGTTGATACTTTGTAATTGATCACTTATTATAGAATCCTTTTGTTCTAATTGTGCCTGCAATTCATCAATTTTTGATTGTAAAGCAAATGTACTATCACTATCAGTATCTATCAAATTTCCTATACTTTTAAGGTATTCTTTTGCTGCGAGTGCCTGAATTTGTTCCGGTAATAAATTTGGTGGTTGTGGTTGACCAGTGATTCTCTCAAATTCTCCAGGAAGAAGCGATTGATCTTTAATTGCAGATATTTTTTGAGATACAACTCTTTCTGCATTTATTGCATCTGGCAAAGAAGAAAATTTTACATTTACAAAATTTACAAAATCACTTCTAATATATCTACCATCGAGTAATGCAACATCAAGTACCCCTTCATTTTTTTTATCACTAATTGGTGTATAACTTATTATTCTTCCATTTTCAGGATCTCTTTTTAACATTGCCATGATTATCTCGTAACCTTAAAGTAGTAATTATTATCAAACATTTCTACAACATCACCACCATCTCTTTCAACTTTTATTACAACTCTATAAAATCTTTCAGGTTGAAATGCATTCATCCATAGATTGAAATAATTTCCACTTTCGTCACAACTTATTTTTGAACCAGTTGAGTTAAATGGCAAGATTGCCTCATCTGTGTGGGCATCTCTAATTTCGTAATAAGATGAAGACGGTAAGTGATAATTTATCATATGATAAGATTGTGTTGTATAACTTCTTTGTGGAAATCTTTCATTTGCATATATTCTAATTTTTGCCTTTTCATCTTGGGAATAAAACTTTTTCATTTTAACATTTAAGTTTAGACTATTTTCACCAACTTCTGTTAAACTTCCTGTTACAAATGACTGATCATCCCAAATAACATGGATTCTTGGAACATATATTGTATTACTATCAGTTGCAAAAAACTTCAAACTGTTGATAGTTTCAAACGAAGATTCCAATTCATTACTAAACTTCAAAATTAGTCCATCGTTATTAAATCTTCCCGAACCAGTAATCCATTTACTAAAAATAGATGTAACATCCATATAAACATCTTGTGTTTCAAAAGAGAATGATTGTGTACATTCAACATTATCGTAATCCCACCAAGTTCCACCACCTTCTTTTGAAAAATAAGATGATGTAACTGTTGCAGTTGGTACATTATTTCCCCATATTCCGTCATCTTGAATCCATGTTTCCGATACATCATCCCATTCTAAACTAGCAGTTGTTGGGGGTATATCCCATTCTGTTCCAACATTTGCTGATGTTCTATATCGCCATGATACACCATCGTTTACTATTGGATTGTTTACAAATCTTCCAGTTCCATTTGTCCAAGAAGATGATACAGGATATGCATATAAAGTATATTCTTGTGGAATTTCTCTAACTTCAGCAGTTTTTAATATGAGATAGTACCTTGCATTTTCAGGAATTTTTCCTGCACTCACTTGTTCTTCGATTTGACTTGTATCAAATTTCATCAGAACTCTACTATTATACCTTGATGCAGTGCCAATTAGTATATGTGAAACTTCTAATATAGAATCAAGACCGGTATTTTTTGATTCCGTTCTTTCGTATATTGTTGCATCTTTTTCTGGGTATATTACATATATCATCCAAATGCCCTCACTTTACCAATAATATCATTATCTGGATATTTTATTTCAAATATAGAAGGATCAAGTGAGGGAAAAATTATTCCATCTTTTGTTGCTTCTTGTATATTATATGCGTGTTGTGAATAACCAAGAGTTGTGTCATACAAGTTTTTAATTTTTACATCAACAACAGTTTGAACCCCTTCTACTTTATCCAATTCGGTAAATATATTACTTATTACAATAGGTTGGTTTATTTGCCATTTTTTTATATCAAAGTATTTTTTAAGAGCATTTATACATCGAAGAATTACTTGATTGCTATTTTGATCAGGTAATATGATAACGTCAAATTCAATACCTATGTTTATTATGTATGCATCTCTTATATTAACTGCGTCTGTAAGTATTCTGTGGTGATTTAGATATGTTTTCAAATTTTCTTTTGTTGCATCATTTATCATTGTAAGTTTTTGGTTTGAATCGTAACCAAGAACATAAAAATTTAATGCCAAGTCATTTTGAACTCTATCACTATTGTAAATTGCATTTGAAATCAACTGTGTGTCTTTTGAAATATATGCCTTTGCAATAGAACCATATCTTGCTGGTAAACTATAAGCACGAATAATATAATCTTCTTTTGTTACTGCACGATTTTGTGAAGCAAAAGATGCAAGAGCATTTTGTCTGATTTCATTTATATCTTCTAAATCCTTTGCACCAACAGCAGGATTGGGATTTGTTACTGCTAAACTCGCAACCGCCTGTTGATATAAAACTGGATCCAATCCAGTCTCATCTAATAAAATTTCTCTTGTTATTACATTTGTTAATGTATCACTTGCAACATTATCATTTATACCATTTCCTGTTGTATAGTATACTGTAAGTGTTGTGTTATTTGGCGCTAATCCATAAGTTTTTGTATAAAGAAAATTTGATGGATCAATATCTGCAGATGTTGCGGTTTCAGTTCCAATCAATGAATTACCCACCAAATCTGGATTTGGAATTAAAAGTTCATCATCTAAATCGGAAACACCTGCACCAAATTGTATATCATATGTTCCAAGATCAACAGTTCTAACGGTAAATCGTCTAGAAACTTTTTTTAACTTTAATAAATATGGTGTTTCATTTCTGTGTTTTGATAGTGTTCTATCATTTCTTGATATGTTTACAACCGGATCAAAAATTGTATCAACTGCCAAATATGGAACATTATACCAAACGTTATTGTCTGAATCTATACCATATAGTATTTCTATTAAATTTGGATCCTGTAATGTTACTTTATCGTATGGTTTTGGATCCGTAAATTCATAATTTATTGCCTGTATTGTTCCGGAAACAGCTTTTACAGATTTTTTTAACAACCAAAATAATACTTCTCCGTTTGCATCAACTTCAAATGGTGTAACTTCTGTTGGATCAAAACTACTACTAAATTTGAAATCAATGTAATCTATTGTTCTAAATTCAACAGTAGTTCCTGTTCCCGATCCTACAACCATTCCAGGTTCTATTGCAAATGCATAAGAATAATCAGGAATAATAGAACTACCACTCGCGATAGCAGGAACTATTTGAAATACATCCAAACTTACAGTTGCAGCTATTCTATTTTTTGGCATATAACCAAGTGACTGTGCAATGTTTAATATATTGGTTCTTTCGCTAGAATGTAATATCATTGATTCTTGCAATGTAACATCGGTGTAATACGATAAAACATCCCCTACATAAGCTGCCATTTCTAAAAACATCATTCCAGGTGATGTTTCATTAAAATCTTGATATGTATTCGGAAAATAATTTTTAGCAAAATCAATAAGATTTTGTTTAAGAGAAGTAAAATCTCTTGATAAGTAACGAATATCTTTTTTAACTAAATCTGCCATTGTAGACTGCCTCTCTTATTTCTAATTCTCCGGTATCAGATATAAGTATTTGAATTGGTAAATAAATGTTTGTTGAACCAATTTGAACAACTAATTTGATTCTCACGGAATGTTCTTGTTCATCAATTCTTTGATCGTATGATGGAATTGTTGTTTCGAGTTCCGTAATTACCAAATAAGGCATCCATTCGGATATTGCCGATTCAATTTCCCCATTTATTGAATTTGTAAATGCGTCTTCACTTGTTATATTTTCAAAAAGAACTGCTCGTATATCTGTTCCAAATTCTGGAAGCATATACCGTTCACCCTTATTCGTCAGTAATAAATTTTTTAAGTTAGAAAAAACTTGTTCATGGTTTGTAAAACTTTGATTAAAAATTCCACTCGGTTTATTGAATGGAATGGTTATCCCTATTGGTTTTGTTAATTGAATATCAACATTAGGGGTGTTTACAACTACTCGTTTTCTTCTATAAAGTGCCAATTATTATCTCCCTTTCTTTTCATCTATTGCTTTCATAAGAGCCGAATAATCTTTTGTCAATGCATCCATTACATTTTCTGGTATATCATTGGAAGAATACCCCTGTGGAATAGCAGCACTTTGATTTGAATAACCAAAATTTTCAGCCATATCTGATGTAAAAGTAAATTCTCTTTCCATTTCCATGCTTTCGTTTAATGTTCTTTTTGTTTCATTCAAAATATCTTGTATTGAATTAAATTTAGAATTACTTGCAGTAGGTTTTTTTACCGCAGGTTTTTTACCATTATATTGTTCTTTATACAATTTCATTCCGTGTTCTATTTCTTTTGTTTGAGATGATTTGGAAACAGAATTTTTAGGTATTTTTTTTTCTAAAGCATAATCAATTTCTTCTCTTATTATGCTACGAATTTTTTTGAAAAAATTTTCACTATCCATGCTATAAACCTTTTTATTTGTTTAACTTTACAATAAATATCTATTACAAAAATATATCATGATCTATTTTCTCGAATAAAATAATGCACGTTTATCACCATTAAGCATATCTGCCGGTTTTAATTTTGCAGATGCCCACAAATCTGTTGTGTATGCACTCCATAGTTGAACTTGAATTTTATCAGGTGCCTGGAGATGTGCCCATTCTCGCCAACCCCATTCGTGTGCACCACCTTTTGCCGGTCCTTGTTTGACATCCAACGGCCATTTGTCTGGATATTTTCCTTTACCAAAAACATCCTGTCCCCAATCTATATTGTGCAACCCAAATGATGGCAAAACAGGAGCACCGTGTTTACGGTCTGCTGTAGTTGCGGGAAATCCATATTGGTCTATGAATTTTTTTGGATTCCTGGCTATATTCAATTTTAAGTTGTATAATTCTTGTCCATAATCACTAAAAAACATAGCAGCACCTGTGCATGGTGGTACATTTGCACCATAAACTGGAACAGTATTTCCTTTTGCACAATAATTTGGTATCTGTCCTTTTACAGTATTGTACGTTGGAAATGGTGTTAAACCTGGAACAGGACCACTTGGTCTACGACCATCAACAACATCGGTATATTCTGGATGATGAAATGTTATATCATTTCCAAGTAATGCAGCGTGTAAACTTGAAGTAGAACGTCCTGGACCTCCTGCCTTAGTATCTGCTAAAGATCTACTTTGACCTAAATTTCCTATAGCAAAATCTTTCCAAATAACATTTCCTTTTTTTGCACCTTGTGTTATTACATATCTTTTAATAACATGAGACCATAATACTAATATCCAACCCATTGATTGACCATAAACATTCTGTTTTGATCCATCCCCAAAAACTCTTTGTCCAGCAGGAACTACTATGTTTGGTGGTGGGGATGAAGCACCCAATCCACCGGCACCACCACCAGCACTTACAACTGTACCAGTTGTTCCACCCACACCTGTTTGAACCGGTGCCGCCTGTGGTTTATATTTTATTTTTTCTCGTATAAAATTGAATAATCTTCCGGTAAGTTTTTCAGGTTGATTATCTATTTCCTTTATGTATTTGTCCATAATTTCAGAAATGTAAAACTTTGTATTCAAACCACCTTCTCTTTGATCGTCCGATGGTGAAGATTTTACTTTTGAAATTACAACAGCTCCATTTATCCAAGAATCAGATTGTAAACCAGCAATTTCATGTATACTTGTTATTTTTACTGCAATATGTGATCCAATCTCAGCAGTGGAATCGCCTTTGTATGGTTTTGTATCACCACCTATTGTAATCATTTCTCCAGTTTCATCTAAATACGCTAAAACTTCAGCTCTACATTTTATACTTTGCGACGTATGATGTGGAATAGTAGAAACTATCCCCAATTTCCAATTTAATTCTATTATTTTTTTAAGTAATTTTTCACCTTTTGGCGTAAATTTTCCATCTTTTGTAAAATGATAATCTACAATAAAAATGGCAATATCACCATCTTGTAATTTTTCATCTGCATTTAGATACGTTGGTTGGAACCACAATTTACTTGGTTTGAATATACCGTCTTGTTTACTATTTGCAAGCATTTCTTTCCATGACCAGTCTTTTTCTTTTTTTACTTTTTCTTTTGCAACTTTTTTATTTCTTGCTTTGGTATTTACCGATTCACCGGAAGTTCCAGATGTTCCACTTGTGCCGGAAGTTCCTGATGTTCCTGATGTTCCTGATGTTTCAGATACAGCAGTTTCAGTATATCCTGGAATGTTTACTAATTTACCTCCTCCTTTACCACCAGCAAGAATGGTTTGATGATATTGATCAACACTAATATCTATACCAGCAAATGTTGTATATCCTGAACTATTAAGACAATGTTTTACCCATATACCATCCCATTTTGGCCAATGTTGCCAACTGGAGTCTTTATTTGCCTTTTCAGTTGTAATAGTATTTGTTCCGCTACCAATACCCAAACTTTTACCACGATTTATTACCGTTTTTTCTGGCAAAATAGTCATGTGCAGTTCATTTCCGGCTTCAAATGTATAACCTATATTTTGATTGAATACACCAACATCATATGTATTCAATAGTATTGGAATATCCCAAACTGATTTAATATCACCTTGACCATTTATTAAATTTTTCCAACTACCATTTACAGTTGGTTTTGGATCTAAATCTCCAGATTGTTTTGATCCACTAACAGATGACGATACAGGAAGATCAACAGGAGGCCAATATGGTATCAAAGATGTTATTAAATTTTTTGAATTTTGAGTTATAGTTGATTCAAATTTTTCAGAGCCGAATCCGAGACCCTCATTTGGTCTAAATGCCCAATATCTTTTATACCACTTATTTTTCTTATTGACCATTTCTTCAAGAGTTGCTGGTAATCCCTCTTTTGATGGTCTTTGGTAAAATCTATGATTTAATCCACCATCACTGCGAATTGGTGTATCTCTTTTTGGTGGTGGAACTGGATCAAAAGCAACATTACCGGCACCATCAGGACCTTCATTTGATTTTAATTTACCATCTAATTTGTCCATATCAGTACAAACTGCAGATGCAGCAGCAGGTTGAGTTGCTCCATTATTTGTAACATCTGTTGTTCCAGTTGTTGTGCTTACAACAGGAGTTGCTATTGGATTTGTAGATGATACTGGAACCGAAACTGTTTGGTTTGTTTGGCCAAACAGACTACCAAAATGAAATGTTTTTTTCTGACGATCCGCAAGTCCATTTGTTCCACCGTTTACAAATTTTGATATAGGTAGAATAGTATTATTATTTATACCTTGATCAGCAACACCAAAAAATTTAGGTCTTTGTTCTAAAAAATACCAACCGGCAGAACTCCACAGATATTGTGGTTGAAGAACTTTTCTAGCAGCTTCTAATGTAGAAGTAAAATCAACACCAGTCTTTTTTTGAAATAAAGTGTAATTATGTCTTCCTGTTAATTGAACAAATCCTCTGCCCTTAAATTTTGGTCCATCTCCCGGTTGTTTATTACCTAAATCAGATCTACCATTATATTTTTCTCCACTTGCAATTTCTTCTTCATAAAAATAATTACCAGTTTCATGCGCGGTTTGACCTAAAAAATGAACCAATCTAAAAGTATTTGTCATTTTATATGCACCAAGTATAGCAGGTAATGCCTGTAAAAATAATTTTTTATCCGTTTTATTTTTACTGGTTCCATTAAAAGCTGAATCGTTCAACAAAGGCGAAATACTTACTGCCATTTAATTCTCCAAATTATGTTGTTTTCCATTTTCCACCTTTAAGATAACCAGATGCTGCAAGTCCTTCTAGTCTTCCATATCCATTAACTGGTCTTGCTTTACCGGCGTGTGGCATTCTACCAGCGTGTTTGAATTTCATGCCTTCATTATTTTTATATCTACGCATGGCAACTGCATCACCCATATTACCTTCTATTGTTAAAATTCCGCCATTTGATGATACGGAAACTACTATACCAACATGGCCACTTCTTCCACCGCAACACTTCCACATTATATCACCTGGTTCAGGAATTGTACTTACAGGTGGATTATTTCCAGTAACAGATGCAGATGCACCAAGAGTAATTGGACAGGTATTTTTTGCACCAACAACTTTACACGCCTCATTAACACAAACCGTTGTAAATAGTGCACACCACATATCCGGTGCCATTCCCGATTTATTTGGAAATTTTTGTCTCAAACTTGTTAATGCACTATCTATTGCACGGTTATCATTTTCCCATTTTTGTCCAGGTGGTTTTAATAAAAGAAAATCAACTGCTTGATTTACTATTTCTTTTTGTAGTTCTGTAAGATTTCCTGGCGTTGGTGTGGTTGCTTGTACATTTGGTATTGTACCACCACCTCCGCCAGTTGTTGGTGTTGTTACATTTTTTACAGTTGTTCCAGATGAAACAATAGATTGTTCTCCTGTTCCAGGATCAGTGCTAACAAGTCTTCCTTCCCTTTCAGTTGCAGGATCAATACACGCACCAGCAATACCACCACCTTCGTATAATACATCAGAAGGAAGTTCGCTAGAAATTTGTTCATACAATCCAAGTGCAATATCAGACCAATCGTTTTGTCTAGTATCTATTGTAATAAATTCTTCTTCCTCTTGGGTTGCTGGTCTATATTCAAGAAGTTGTCTCCTGTATGGTCCAATAACCTCTGCACCATCTAGATTTTCTTCAACTCTATCCGTTTCTGTTGTTAAATCAGTTACTTCTGCCATTTCCTGTTCTCAAATTACTTATTTAATGAAACTGTTTTTGCTCCAGTTCTTTGTTTTACTTCTTCAAGATTGAATTTTTCTGTGTTCTTCTGTCCATCTAATCTGATTTCCTCACCAACTTTTACTATGGCGTTAGCAAATAAATCAATATGACGTAAATCGTTTGAACGAACATCCATTGTTCCTTTAATATCCAAAGCAGTTCCTGCAAAACTTTTTAAGGTTGTATCAGTACATAACATACCTCTACCAAATATAGTAACCTCTTGTTGTCTACCTGTTTCTAATGATTTTAATGGATTGTTGGAACAATTAAACAATGAATCGTTACGAGATGCACCTATTGTGAACGCAACACCTTTTATACTTTCAAGTTTATTATTTGAACATCTATAATTCCATCCAACTTCATTTGGTCCACCAACTAAATTTGTCAATTCATTATTTGAACAATCAAATTCACCACCGATAATTTCAGGACAATTTTCTAATGTTTTCAATCCTATATTTTTACATACAAAATTTCCATTTACTTTTGTAAATTTAACTGGTATCTTTCCATTTACCAAATCTTCACGCTTAAATTCCAAACTACCATTGTAATCAAATCTTGTACCTGCCGGTGTTTCTGTTTTTATTATCAATCTTTCGTTTATAGTTGGTATTACAATAGCGGCAGGAATTTGACCTGTTGAATTTGTTTCAAGACTGGATGCATCCGGTTCAGTTGGAACCTTACCATCAGATGAATCGCCTGCCCAATCTCCTGTATCGGATGAATATGATGTTTTTATTGTAGTTTCATATAACTTATCGGAAACATTCAATGCCTTTATCAGTTCTTCTTCTTTCAAACCATGTTCTTCCAAATAATCATCAATAATTTTTGGATTTAGATCCCTATCGGTATACAATTTATTTGCATGATCATATAATGAATTTTTTAATGAATTTGATAATTCATCCAACTCTCTATATTGTTTTAATTGATCCATAACATTTCTACATTCAAGAACAGCAGATTCTTCGCTTCCAAATCCTAAAGCAACTGCAGCAACTTTTTGTATTTTGTAATCCATATTTGAAAAATTTTGTAAAAAATTTGGTAAACCCAAATCTTGTCCAGGTGTTAATTCAGCTACGGTTGGAGAAACCATCTCCATAATTTTTTGACCAAGTAATTGTTTTGCATTTTCTTCTGCTAACTTTCTAACATTTTCATCTTTTGAATATAACTGTAAGGATATTGGCATTATATCGTCTAACATATCAGTTGGAATAAAATTATCTAATGCAAATTTTTCTTTGAACGCAAAATCCATATTCTTAAATTGCTCTATTGATGTAATATCTGATAATGATTTTACATTTTCAGCAGTATTTAACATTTTTTCAAGATTTGCTTCTGATATACCCAGTTGTTCGGATAATAAACCCAATACTTCGGGAGTTTTAGCAACATCATAAAGGTTAGTATTTTCTAACTCACCCAATAACATTTGTTTTGCAGCATTTATATCACCACCAATCAAACCCTTGGCATCAATTTTATCCGTAATACTTATCATTTTGTTTAGACTACGCTTACTTATACCAATGGAAGTTGCTGCAGTTTCTAATTTATTCAATGATAAGGTTTTCAAATCATTAAAACTAGATATACCGGATAAAATTGTACTACTCACACTGCTTAAAAATCCCGATGTTTCTTTTTTTACTTCTTCCGTCTTTTTTAATTCTTCGGATATATTTTTACCATCATTTATTTTTGAAAACATTTGTGCAACGGTATCTTCTTTTTTTATTTCTACCGGTTGAACTTCTTTATTTGGAACTGGACAAGTATCATCACCAATATAAACGCCGTTTTTAATATAGTATTCGGTTTCAGGTGTTATTGTCCAATTTAATCCAGGACAAAATTCTCGGACAAGACCGTAAATTCTTGCCTCTTTTCTATATTTTACTGCGTTTTCTAATGTATTTTTGTCACCTGTACATTCTATAAATGTGTAAGTTTTTGGGAATGTACCTATGTTTTTTTCAATTTCATCGGCACATCTGATAAAAACAAAATCATTTTTAGTTATTGTATATGTAGATGCAACGGGCATATATTAAATCCAAATAAAATAATTTTGAAAAACCTTAATACTTAACATAAATAGAAAACGCACCAGTTGTTTCCTTTATTAAATTTTCATCTAATTGCTTACCATTTGTTTGTGAACCACCGCTAAATTGACCTTTTGATCTGTTTATTATTAGTGAAGTAACTCCTTCAAAAATAGTTTCATTTGTTAAATTACATTCCCTAACATTTAAGTATGCAATAGGTTTATCTTCTGTTGATTCAATTCCAGACAATGATTTTAGACCAACATTTCCTTGTAATTCAAATTGACATCCAGATCCATATTGTTTTGGTATTCCATTCAAACTTTGTAAATTATTTCTTGATACATTGAATGATGCATCAACATAAGTTGGAGAACCTTCAAGATTTACCAAACTACATTTACTTGCATCAAAAAATACCGCCTTTTTAGGTCCACCAACAAGAGATGTTATATTTTTATTTTTACTACAATCAAACGAATCAACTTCTTGTGGAGCATTTGTTAATGATTTTAACCCTAAATTTGAACAAGTGAATATACCGTTTACATTTCCAAATGGTATTGGAATTTCTCTCAACACAGAACCATCTGGTTGATTAAATTTTTTCATGGGTTTATCTAATGTAAATTCTATATTTCCGGTATAATCCCATCTTCCATTTATGAATTTCATTTTTGTTTTGTCCAAACCTAATTCATTAAATGTTATTCCATTTGGAAACTCTGGAGAAATTGTATTTGGGATCACATCAGCGGTATTTGTTCCAGATGTTCCAGATGTACCGGATGTTCCAGATGTTCCATTTGGTATAGATCCTAATAATGCCTGATCCATTATTTTAATTCTTTCTTCTGGTGATTTTCCAGCAAATTGTGAAAGATTTATTACCGTTGAATTTACAGTAAAGGTATCATCCAACCATGAAGTTTGTCCTAAATCATT